ATTACATCAGTTATAGGCGGAGTTCTATCTAAGGCAACAAGTACACTAGGTCAATTTTTTAAGAATTTTGGTAAACTTTCTGGATATATTCCAGGATTAGGTTTATTACTTAAGCCAATCTTTGAATTCTTAGGAAGATCTCTTACAAATTTTGGTACTAAAATCACTGTTTTATGTGATGGGTTTAAGTTAATGGATACTAAAATTGCAAAAAGTACATTAACTACGCTAGATGACGCTATGAAAAATAGTGATACTGTATTTAAGTTAAGTGACGATGGTCGAGTATTATATGCATATAGTAAAGAAGGTAAGCTAATAACTAAAGTCCCTTCTGAGACTCTAATGAAATCCGATTTTGTTACTATGCGATATGGTAAAGCCGGCGACGATCTTCCTTTTACTACAGCTGCTGATTACGCTAAATATCATAAAACCGTAAATAAAATGGCAGGTCCTGGCTATGCTAAACGAATATCATCATGGCTTACTTTAACTTTACCTAGAGCAGTAAAGTTGACTCCAAAAAGACTTGCTTTTTTCATAGGTAAGCAAATTTATAAAATGATTACTGGAAAGGAATGGACTGGTACTGGAGGTTCTGGAGAATGGAGTCGAGAGGAGATTGAAGGACATGGGAATGGAGCATTCAATGATTGGATCGACCGACAAATTGACGCTAAACGCAAAGAGACTGGAGCAGACTATATACCTTATCTTGAACTTGACTCAAAGGACAAAGAAGCACATGATAAAATACTAGACTATCAAAATCACTATGCTAAAGTATTAGGAGAGCCTAGTATTATGGATGCGGTTTCCAACAGCTACGATAAAGATAAAGTTGACGATGAATTTAATGATTTTTTTAGTGCAATTGCTTCAAAAAAAGTAAATGGATCAGCTGATCGAGTTGATCACACAGTAGCAAAGGAACTTGATTCTACTATGAGAAACTCAACTAGTGAATCAGTATCTTTATCTAAGCCTGTGAACATAAAAAGTTTTTCTCAATTTATAAAATGAAATTAAAAAATTTTAAAAGTTACTCGTCATATTATTCAAAGGACCCTAAAAACTTTGAAAGAAAGATTGCATTAGCTTCAGATAAACTTAATAATCTTTCAATGTTTGAGAATGTACATACTCTGGACTCAGCATTAGAAATAACAAAGGATATTCCAGTAATACAATGGAATAACTTTACATTTGCTCAAAATAAAGTACATGAAAGCTTTTGCAGTACAGTATACAATCAGTCAAATATTCCAAAGGGATCTGAAATTAAGCATAAGTTTAAAGGAGAGCCCTTTATAGCTAGTGAGGTAACTGATCGTCTTAAAATAAAAAAGATGAAGTTTCCAATAATCGCATTTTCAGCAAATGGATCAGACGAATTTAAAACATACGGAAAGTTTAAAAAGTCTGAAATCCCATATAATAGCTTTCAAGAAAAGATAATACCTAATTCTAGATTTGAAGTTCTTGCTTCAGGCAAAGCTCCAATTCATGCACAGAAAAAAATAAATAATCTGCCATTTGACTTAGATATGGTAAGGTGGCCTCATCTAAATGAAGTAATTAACATATGCGAAAAAATTAATTCAGAATGGTCGCCAGAATATTATGTAATGAAATTAATGGAGGCAAATGGAAAAATCTATTTGGATTCAATAAGTAGATCAACTGATCTTACTCCTTCACAAGGAGTAAAGCTATATGAGTCTGCGTATGAAGATCATTATCAATCAAAGCTTCCTTCATGGTTTAAGACTAAACTTTTTGATGATCATGTAAAACCGTATTATAAGCAAAGATATTATGATTCCCTTTTACTTAAACCTAAAGGGACTATTGATTTTAAAAAATACATTGATTAATGATAATTGTACCATGTAAAGGAAATAAAATTGAGGCTGCTCTAAAAAAGTACCGAAGAAAAGTGGACATGACTGGTCAATTGACTGAACTTAGATCACGTAAGGAATTTGAAAAGCCTAGTGTAAAGAAGAGAAAAGTCAAAAAAGATGCTAAATATAGAAACCAATTATGAGACTATTAAAATTTGAGGATTTTGTAAATGAAAGATGGGCAATTGATATGCCAGTCGAAAGAAGAATAGCTGCTGGTGTAGCAATGATCTATGATAATAAGATATTGTTGGTTCGTCCAAGTGGCTCTTCTCCAGATAAATCTAATTTAGGGATTCCTAAAGGAAAACTCGATAGTTATGATGAGGATCCAATGGAAGCAGCTCTTAGGGAGCTTGCTGAAGAGACCTCAATTGAACTATCACCAGAACAATTGGATCCAACTCCTCATCAAGTACTTTTTTATAAGCATGGCGAGCCAGACGGCAAGCTAATATATTTTGTTTGCGAGATATCTGATCTTTCTGAGATAGGATTATCTAGCGAATCTTTAGAGTTACCGACTGATCAGTTACAAGCTGAAGAAGTTAGTTGGGGAGGATTCTTATCAGCAGATGACGCATATCCTAAAATGAGTCATGGGCAAATGATCATACTTGATCGACATTTAATAAAATAAAAAACACAATGTCTAAACTTTTAAAATATTCTCAATGGATACAAATCCAAGAGTCAGCAAACGGTCAGCTCCCACCAAATGAAGTTACGCCAATACCTACTTTGCCTACTGAGAAGGCAAAACATTCGCTAAATCCTGAGGCAGCCGCTGCATATGCAGCAATGGTAAAGGCCGCTGCTGAATCAGTTCCTCCTGTGTCTTGGGGAATAACTGATTCATATAGACCATTAGAAGTACAAAAGAGACTAGTTAAGCAAAAAGGTCTCTATTCTCAAGGAGGATTGGCTGCTGCTCCAGGTACATCTAATCATGGATGGGGAAGTGCAGTTGATTTAAAAGTTAAAAAAGGTGATGCTGCGCATAAGTGGCTAACTGATAACGCAGCTAAATTTGGATTTTCAACAATTCCTAGGGAAGCATGGCATTGGGAACATAAAGCAAGTGCCGCTAAAATGAAAAAAGGGGCTACTCCAAATACCGAATATACTGAATCTACTCCTACTGAGATGAACTCAACAGCTAAACAAGAAGTTGCTGGAAAGACTCCTGGAGAAAGAATATTAAATAATCAAATTATTTTAAATTGGCTGTTTAATGTAATGCCGGACCTAGCTCCGACTCTTACACCAGAACAGTTAGATAGATCTTTTTCCGAAAAGCCAGAACATTTTAAATGGTTTAAGGAAAAATTTGGGCTTGACGATTCGGGAAATCCTGTTGGATCTCCAAAGATATCTAATTCGCCTGAAGATTCAAAAAAAGCATCAGATGCAATTATGGCAAGTACAAAAATCAAATCTAAATATTCAGGGCAGGCTGCTCAGAATATAGATTTATTAGTTAATGAACTAACCGCAAATGGAGTAACTAATAAATACGCAGTGATCGGTATCCTATCTACGATAGGAAAAGAGAGCGGCTTTCTTCCTAGAAATGAAGTCTCCTATGCAAGTACAAACAATCGTAGAATCAGAAAGATCTTTGGCAGTAGAGTAAAAGACCTTACTGATGATCAGTTAACCGAGTTAAAAAAGAACCCTATTAAATTTTGGGATAGAGTATATGGATCAGATGATCCTACTGGTAGATCTCAAAAAATGGGAAATTCTCAACCTGGAGACGGTGCTAAATACTTAGGGCGAGGTTTTAATGGAATAACTTTTAAAAGCGGTTATGAAAAATATGGAAAGCTACTAGGAATAGATCTTGTTGCTAATCCAGATAGACTTAATGAACCTGCAATTGCAGCCAAAGCAGCGGTTGCTTATTTCTTAGGCGGATTAAAGAAACTTAATATTGATCCAAATAGTTTTACTAATAAGGGTGATGCTATTAAAAAGTTTGTTCAATTAAACGCAGGAATGGGAGTAAATATTGAAGGTAGTGAAACATTAGCAGCCGCTGAAAAAGTTTCAAATAACTTTGATATTGCATAAAACCCAATACAATTGTTTAGTTTAATACTATAAAATATTAAATTATGTTAGACGAAACAAAAACAATTGAAGAACAAGAAGTAGTTATCTCTGCTGAGTCTGAGACTATCGAAAATCCTACTGAACCTCAATCAGAGTTATCTGAATTAGATGCTATGATTCAAAGAAGAATGGGTAATTTTGAAGTAAGCATCTCTCCAGCAGATTTAAAATACATCAAAAACCTATTAAACAATAAAGTTGAATGGAAGGGACCAAATGAAGCGTATTTGATGCTTATGTCCCTTCTTTCTTTATCATCTGAATTAAAAGAAGTAGATGATCGTTCTACTGAAAGAATCACATTAAGTCTTCCTTCAACTACATTAGAATCAATTAATTTCTTTATTGGTAGAATTACTGGTAAAGGTGAAGAGTCAGCACATCGATTATTTGCAGTTTCTATGTTACTTCGTCCAGCAATGGAACAAATTAGAGTATTAGATGAAACTATTGAAAAATTAAAATCTGAGAAAAATTAATATTCTCAAGAATAAATAATAAAAAAAAGTTTATTAAAATGAGAGTAAAAAACTTTGCAGGATTCATGAAAAATAGATTAAATGAATCTGAAGATATGATGAATGACGATATGGAAGCTGGATACTATGGGTATGGAGCTAATCCAGAAGACGAGGATGCTGATTCTGCTGATGCTGAAACAGAAGATGGTGAAGAAGAACCAACTGAAGAATTATCATTAGAGAGCTTGAAAGCAATGATCGATGATCTTACTGAAAGAATTGAAAAACTTGAGCCTGAAGAAGAACCTGAAGAAGGAGAAGAAGGTGAAGGTGAAGAAGGTGAAGAAGCTCCAGAAGGAGAAGAAAAACCAGCTGAATAATTTAATCTATAAAATATTAAAAGCGAATGGAAACATTCGCTTTTTTTGTTTAATAAATAATAAAAAACATCAGATGAAAATAAAAAACTTTAGATCATTTGTATTGGAAAACTCTGACCTTGATTGGAGTGATAAAAACTGGGATGAACGTGGACAAGATGGAGAAAATCCACCAAATAATGGTTTTGAAGGAACCAGTGCAAATCAGCCAGATTATCATGCTGGAACATATGGAGAAGAAGTTGAGTCAGATGATGAAATCGTTGATGATTCTGAACCTAAACAAAAATTTGATCTAAATTCAATAAAAGCACAAATTGATGATCTTACTGAGAGAATTATTTCCCTAGAAACAAAAGTAAAGTAATTTATGAGTCATGCAATAAGTAACTATCGACTTCCTTTGTTTGAAGAATATTGTAGAAAAAACGATATTGATGGCAAAATAATAAGTGCTACTATTTCAAACATTCCAGTAAAATTAAAAATCGCATGCACCCCAAAGAGTCAAGCACAAGGGTATAGTGATATATTAGATGAGCCGACTAATGATACAGGAATCTTATTTGTATATGATGAAGACCAACCTCTTTCATTTTGGATGAAACAAGTAAAGTTTCCACTAGATATAATCTTTTTTGATAGCGAATTTTCTTATATTAATCACGATACTATGTCTCCTGGACATGAAGTAGAAGACTCAAATCTTCCTAAGTATCATAGTAAAAAACCAGCTAGATTTGCAGCTGAACTTCCAGCAGGATGGTGTGAAAAAAACATGACGCCTAATTGTAAACTCTCCTTTTGATTTAGTATAGTATCTAAAAGGAAACTATATGGACCATACTAAAGACTTTACTGACCTTAGATTATTTGTTAATGAGATGAATTCGTCAAATTCAACTAATCATAAGATTGACATTCTTAATAAGTATAAATCAAATAATTTTATAAAAAACGTCTTATTATATACGTATCATCCATACTTAAACTTTGGCGTGACTTCGACAAATCTTAAGAAAAGATCTGACTTGATATCTAGTTCTGGATGGGCAGACCTCTTTCTTATGTTGACTGATCTAAATGCAAGGATAGTTACAGGACATGATGCAATTAGATTTGTAAATGGATTTATTTCTGACTATTCAGAATGGTCTGACTTAATCTATCAAATATTAGATCGTAACCTTGAAACTAGAGCAACTACTACTTTAATTAATAGAGTATTTCCTAACTTAATCCCAACGTTTGATGTTGCATTAGCGCATGATGTTACTAAAGTAAAAGGAGTAGATTTAACAGATGGCACATGGCTTGTATCTAGAAAATTAGATGGAGTAAGATGTCTCTGTATAATTCAAAATGAGTCAATTAAATTTATTTCCAGAAACGGTAAAGAATTTTTAACACTCGGTCTTATCGCAGAGGAAATAAAGGATCTGGGGATCACTAATATTGTTTTTGATGGTGAGATATGCTTAATGAATCCAGATGGCTCTGATGACTTCCAGGGAATCCTGAAACAGATACAGCGTAAAGATCATACAATAGAGAACGCGAAATATCTTATTTTTGATATATTAACACTCGACGAGTTCTTTGGAAAAGAAGAGTCTCCGATTTTTTCAAAAAGGATAGTCAATAGGGCTAGGCAATATGGGTATTTTCAATCAACTAAATCGTTAGAGGTTTTATCCCAAATAGAAATAAAGGACGAAGGTTCACTAGCTAACTTAAAGACTGAATCTAAAGATTCAAATTGGGAGGGTCTAATTGCTAGACGAGATGTTCCATATAAGTCAGGTAGAAGTAAAGATATGTTAAAACTTAAAGAGTTCTTTGATGCGGAATATTCAGTAACTGATGTTATAATGGGGCCGCAGCGAGTAATCGTCGACGGTCGGGAAGTCGAAGAAGAAGTTTTAAGTGCTGTAATAATAGAACACAAAGGATCTCCAGTGCAAGTAGGAAGTGGTTTTTCCATAGATGAACGCCGACACTATTTTAAAAATCCACATGATATTAAAGGTGCAATAATAACAGTTCAATACTTTGAGGAGACGACTGACCAGCATGGAAATAATTCTTTACGTTTTCCAGTATTTAAAGGAAACTATGGTAAAAAACGTAGTATATAATAACTATGGAAGATGACGAATATCAAGAAAAAATAGAGTCCGCGTTTAATCATTTATACACCGGCCTCGATCTAATAAAATATACAGTAAGCTCAAATTATTTAGAGGATTTTGAGAAACTAGAAGAAGCAATCAATTCAATAAACAATAAATTATGTATTACATCGCAAAAGTAAAGTTTGAGACAGTTGACGATCAAACAGGAAGACCTAAAAAAATCTATGAACAGTATCTAGTTGATGCAGGTTCAATCACTGAAGCAGAAGAATTGCTTAAAGAAAGGTTTAGGGATTCAATCGCTGAATTCTCAGTGGTAAGTATCCAAGAGTCAAAAATCATGGGAGTAGTTAAATAATTATGAAAAAGATGCCGACAAATATGGCAGAGAAGGTCTATGACGTTCTCTGCAAGTTTGCGGAAGCAAACCCAAATTACTATGAAAGGGAGTCCTTTATTTTTCATTTTGGCGTCCTATCTGAGACTCAATCATCATATGATTTAAATTGCATGGACGGATCTAAAAGAACTTTTATATGCTCTTCTTCTGGTAAAATGAAAGTAGATGGAGTAGGTTCAAGTAGAGTAAATGGAATACTTTGGAAAATGTCTGAAGAATTGACTAATTACAAAAAACCGGTGCTTTCATGATATTTTACGTTCCACTAGAAAAAGATATTGAATTCGCAAAAGATTTATTTGCTATCATTTCAGAACACGTTTCTGATCTTGTTAGTGAACATGAAACCTTACCTAATCAAATAATATTTAGCGGCTCTCTTGGACAAGAGATAAAGTCCTATATAGTGGAAAAAGAATGGAATTTTAAAGGATTTGGATTTGAGAGCGTTGGTGGTCTACTTGACGCTCTCACTTTTAAATACGCAGAACCGATAACTCAAATAGAGGATCGAGGTTCTGTTATATTTGATGGAGGGACTTTACACGGTAAAGAGATATCTGGAATACCTGGCCTTGAAACAATGAATAAGATAATATCAACTTCTACCCAACCATCATTTAGAATAGAGAGAAAAATTAGACCTGAAAAAAGAATAATTTTAAGAAGAAGATGAGTACTGTAAGATTTATAGCAGATCTACATATTGGTCACGAAAGCATGGCTAAAAAGAGAGGCTTCGCGACAGTTGAAGAGCATGATGAGCATATTATTAAGTTATGGAATCAAGTTGTAGCTAAACGTGATGTGACATATATCTTAGGCGATCTTACTATGGAAAAATCAAATTATGATTTCTTAAATAGGTTAAATGGTAAAAAGAGAGTAGTTGCAGGTAATCACGATATGCCAGCACATACTAAAAACCTATTTGACAAAGTTGAGAGTATTTCAGGAATAGTCCAATATAAAGGAATATTCTTGACACATTGTCCAGTTCATCCAATGGAAATGGATTATAGAATTAAAAAGAACATACATGGTCATATCCATGAAAAAAGAGTTATGAAATCAATAAAAATATTTGGGTTTACTCTCTTTTCTAGACCAGACAATCGATATATTTGTGTCTCATGTGAACACGTTAACTATTCACCAAAGACCCTAGTCGAGCTTGGAGTAGCTCGATAAAAAATAAGTATAGTAAAATGAATGAAGAAGGAGCAATTTATAAATTAGACATAGTAAATAGTGAAGGCCCTTTACTAAAATTAATAAAGTCAAAAAAATCATTTATTTTAGTTGACCAGTGGAATGTTCATCTTACTACTCTTAATAGAGATGAAGTAATTCTATTCATTGGAGGGTTAATTACAATAGCTGATAGTAAAGGAAGGAGCTGGAATTTTCCAAAGGTCTCGCAAAATATGAGAGTTTCAATGGACGAGATTACTGACTTTATTGGAGATGAATATTTAATTGACTCGGATAAACTATATGAACTCTATATGGAATGGGTAGATAAAGTGTCTGAGGAGTGCGATTGGAAGACTTACTTTGAGCCAAAGGAAATTGTCTATTCAATTTCAAAAATACTTCAGGAAAATCCTAGCCTGATTACAAAAAATAAGTAATTTAATGAAAAAGGCTATTCTCATACCTATTGCATTTGTTCTATTTGTAGCATTTCTTTTTCCTGCAAGTCTACCTAAAGTTAAACATAATGCTATAATCAAAACTGACGCGTATACTGCATACATAAATACTGATATCCAAATGCCAGTGTATGTAAAATATATTTTATTTCATGGAGGCGGATTGTGTAAGAGATCCAATCGTTGGTTAAATGATTCAAAATATAAGTTAGTCCATGATGCAGCCTACTATAAATCAGGTTATGAAAAAGGTCACCTTGTAAATGCTGAAGATTTTGCACATACTTGCAAATTAATGGATATGACATTTATGGATTATAATAGGTTGCCTCAAACTAAGGAATTAAATAGGGGAATATGGAAAGAATCTGAATATAATATTCGAGAAAAGTCTCAAACTGATTCTCTTTTAGTTATGTGTGGAGGATATTGGGATGATACAGATCGACCTATAATAAAAGGAATGATAATTCCTTTAAAGTGTTGGAAAGTAGTATATGATATATCTACAAATAGTTTACTCTCATGTCAGGTTTTTACAAATACTTCTACTCCAGAAGTATACAACATTACTGTAGCAAAACTTGAAAAAATGCTAGGCTATAAGTTATACATTCCAATAAAAAAGAAAAAGCAAACCAAAATAATCAAATAATCATGAGTAAGAAAAAAGTAACGACGACTACTACGACTACAGTAGTGACAAAAACTGAGACGGTTAATTCTAAACCAACTCAAATTATTATGGTCTTAGATAGATCTGGATCAATGGATTCTATTGCAAGAGCAACCGTTGATGGAATTAACTCTTTTATTAAAGAACAAAAGGCAGCCGACGGTGAAGCTTATATGACGTTAGTACAATTTGATAATGAATATCAAATAGACTATGCTGCAAAACCTTTAAATGAAGTTATCAATTTAGTTAAAGGAGAAACATTTATTCCTCGTGCAACTACTGCTCTATATGATGCAATTGGAAGAACCATTAATGAAGTAAAAACTAATGATGATGTTATCTTTGTTATTGTTACAGATGGTGCTGAGAATGCAAGTAAAGAATTTACACAAAAACTTGTTTTTGAAAAAATTGAAGAAAAGAAAAAAGAAGGTTGGAATTTCTTGTTCTTAGCAGCTAATCAAGATGCAATGAAAACTGGTGGTTCTTTGGGAATCTCTGCTAATAATTCCATGACATTTAATGCAAATGATACATCAGTAGGAAATATGTACATGAATTTCTCTAGTAAAGTTTCTGGATACCGTTCAGCTAAATTATATTCTAATAATTATTCAACTATTTCAAGTACTCTTGATTTTAACGAAGAAGATCGAAAAAATGTAGACAAATAAAAATGGAAGCAATCTTTGAGATCATAAGGGAGTTTGGTACATATGGATGCACCAATTACATATACGAAATTTCTTTAATTAGATTTAATCCTGAGCTTTAAAACTCAGGATTTTTTAGTATAATATCTTTAAAACTAAAATAAAATGCCAAAGGAAAGAAGAAGAGCAGTACATTGTGTTCTATTGGAGCCTAGTAAAACCTCTCCAGGATATTACAAATACCAAATAACAATTAGAGAATTGGACGGAACTGAAAATATCGTTCCAGCATATGGAAAGGATATGCAAGATGCAATAGAGAGATTATTATGGAATGAAAGAGTCGAAACCGTAATGGAGAAAAAAGCAACTCCGCCTATCCTAGTTATCCTAGGCT